TCACTGTCGTCCTTAGTGTTGGGATTGGTCTTCTTGGTCTTTTCGTCTACTCCCTTATGGGTATCGACAGAGGGTGGTTCGGCTAAGTGCGTAAGGAAAGATGGAGGACAAGAGACATTTGAATGGCTATGTGCTGATAAAGGTGTTGTATATCTTGCTAAATCAGAAAATATCAAGAACTGTTACACATGTTTTTTGAAGAAGTTTAGTGATTGGACTTGGGAGCAAGAAAAAAGAAAAGGTATAAGGGAAGACCCAAAGTATGTAACGTGTAGGCGATATAAAAGAAAACAAGCTAAAAATGGAAAGCAAGTGTGTTTATATAGGGGAGCTAACAATACATATACTTTAGTTGTTGAGGGTCAGTGTCCAGTAGAGTTTCAATGTAAATACGATCCTAACAGTAAAGAGCCAAACATTGATAGCGTTGTGGATTCTTTAAATGATAGCTTCAAATGAAAACACTAGTATTTATTTTAGTAATACTAGAAGGGTCAGAAATATATGATGATACTATGCAGTATGGTAGCATTGATAGGTGCAGTTGGTATGCCGATAAGATAAACTTTTATAACCAAAAACAAACAAGGAATACCTACTCAGCCCATTGCAAACCATTAGTGATTGAAAAGAATGAAGATTAGTATATAATTAAAAAAAAGTTCAAGTGAACTTTTAGGGAGATATAATGGCTGTAGTTACACCAGACCTACCAGAACTTTTTGAGGAGGCTTATGAGAGAGCAGGTCTTGAAATGCGTTCTGGATATGACCTAAAAACAGCTAGACGTAGCTTTCAAATATTAACATTAGAGTGGCAAAACAGAGGTATAAACCTTTTTACTATAGAGTCTGGCACTTTGTCTTTATCAGCAGGTACAGCAACATACACTATGCCGACAGATACTATAGACATTATTGAGCATACAATAAGAACAGGTACAGGAACATCTCAATTAGATACTAATGTAAGTAGAATAAGTGTTTCTACATTTGCTCAGAAATCTAATAAGAACACGCAGGGAAAGCCAAACCAGATATTTGTACAGAGGTTGGCAGGATCAACAACAGTAACACTACATCCAGTTCCAGACACAACATACACGCTATCATTCTTTAGATTAAAAGGCATTGATAGCATTTCATCTGGCATATCAGGAACAACAACTAGCCATGTTCCACCACGGTTTGTGCCATGTTTAGTGTCGGGTTTAGCGTACTACATAGCAATGAAAAGACCAGAAGTTGCAAACAGAGTGCAAGCACTAAAGCAAGAGTATGAGTTTCAGTTTGAATTAGCAGCAGGTGAGGACACAGAAACAGCGTCTATTAAGTTCGTGCCTCACAATACATTCTTTACGGTTTAACATGGGAAGAGCAACAGGAAAATACGCATTCGGGATATGCGATAGAACTGGATTCAGATATCCAATTAACGAGCTAGTATTTGAGTTTAGTAACGGGAAGAGAACAGGACTTCGTGTCGGAAGAGATGTTGCTGATAGAGATCATCCACAAAACTTTGTAGGAAGAATTAAGACAGACGACCCACAATCACTAAGAGATGCCAGACCAGACAGAATAGAGCCTTTTTTACTCCAAGTGGGGGTAGCAAGGTTTGATGACTTTGATGCAAAGATAGAGCCTATATTTGCACAAGTGGGTACGGTATCAGTAACAATAAGCTAATGGCATACTTACAGAGCAATATACCTCACTTTAAATGTTGGGTGAGAAGAGAGTACACACACAACCATCAGAAGTATCATGGTGAGTTTCTACACGCTATGGCAATAGCTGTAACGTCTATGCCTAACAGATGTTTGTCGTTTCAAGTAATATTTACAGGATGTGAGTCAGATGATACTGACGATCCAAACGTGCATGGTGGAGCGATGTGGGCTAGGATGCCGATTACAGCTTTAGTAGGAGATACTCCAGTAGAAGATTGGGCAGAACCAATGCCTGTTCATATGGCACAACCGTGGGATTGTTCCTCCCGTACCCACGCTGTGTATGTCATGGACAGAGCTACACCATGCCCTTGGTTAGCAAAGATAAATGGCAATATGTATGCTGCTAAGTATTATTTTACTGTAGATTATACAGACAGTGAGATAGCGGATGATCCTGCTCAACACAAGCAAAGTCATGTATTAGAGCTACTAGATGCAGGAGAATGGACAGGTAATATAGTAGCATTGCCTAACAACAGAGTGCGAGTAACGCATCCTGCGTGGTTTGAAACAGGAGAAGGACCTCCTGACTTCTTGCCATCGCAACATATACACTATTCAAAGTCCGATTTAGATTATGTCTTGGATGTTAACCAGATTTTTGATAATCTATACGCAAAAGGCAAGAGCAAAAAATGAACTACACAGAACTAACGGCAGCCATAAAAGAATATACTGATAACACGGAAACGACTTTTGTCAGCAATATTCCTAACTTTGTAAAGCAAACAGAAGAAAGAATATATCGATCTATACTTATACCAGAGCTTAGAAAGAACGTAACAACATCTCTTTCTACAAGTAATAGGTTCTTAGCAAAGCCAACAGATTTTCTAGCTGTATTTTCGATTGCTGTTGTAGATGGTAGTAGTAACTATTCGTTCTTGCTACCAAAAGATGTAAACTTTATTAGAGAAGCGTATCCTGCTACAGCGACATCAGGTTTACCTGTATACTACTCATTGTTCGATGGGGATAACTTTTTGATAGCTCCTACCCCAGACTCGACATACACAGTGCAACTGCACTACTACTATGATCCACCATCCATAGTTACATCATCCACATCCTGGCTTGGTGATAATGCAGAGTCCACTCTTCTTTATGGTAGCTTAGTTGAAGCGGCTACGTTTATGAAAGGTGAGCCAGACATAGTGGGCTTTTACAAAACACGGTACGATGAGGCACTAGAGGGATTAAAACAGTTGGCTGATGGCAGAAACAAAAGAGACAGTTATAGAAACGGTGAACCAAGGATAATGTAATGTTAATGGAACTACCTAAAACACCTATAGTTAATGTACACACCACAGAAAACAGAGGCTTTACTCCAGAAGAAATAGCTAAGAGATGTTCTGATAAAATAGTAGAAGTAAGTGATACAGCTACACCAGAAGTCAGACAACAGGCAAGAGCCTTCAAAGAACACCTAGAAAAAGTTATAGCGTTTTACATGAAAGAAGCTATAAAATCAGACAGAACAACTATCTACAACGCTATCAAAGATGCAGGTCAAGAACAGCTTGCAGAACATATAAGGAGACTATAATGGCTATAACACAGGCAATGTGTACGTCCTTTAAAAAAGAATTACTAGAGGGAAAGCACAATTTTCTAAACAGTGGGGGTAATACTTTTAAATTAGCCTTGTATACATCAAGTGCGAGTTTAGGTGAAGGAACCACACAATATACAACAAGTAATGAAGTATCAGGAACAAACTACACAGCAAAGGGTGGAACCTTAACAAGAGTAGACCCTAGCACATCAAGCACAACGGCTCTTACAGATTTTACTGATCTTACATTTAGCAATGTAACGCTTACAGCTAGAGGGGCGTTAATATTTAATGAAGACACCACTGGTGATACATCTGTATGTGTTTTAGATTTTGGAGCCGATAAGTCGGCATCTTCTGGTGACTTTACCGTTGTATTCCCAACGGCTGACTCAAGCAATGCAATCATAAGGATAGCATAATGGCATTTGTAATAGCAGATAGAGTTCGTGAAACGACAACGACAACAGGCACAGGCACAATCACCTTGGCAGGTGCAGTTACAAACTTTGAGACTTTTACTGCTAATCTATCTAATTCTGATACAACCTACTATTCTATTGTTGATAATACCAATGGTGCTTTTGAGGTTGGTCTAGGAACATTTACCTCTTCTGGTACTACGTTAGCACGATCTGTAATAGCGAGTTCTAACAGCAATAATCTGGTAAACTTTGGGGCAGGAACAAAGGATGTATTTATAACCGTTCCTGCAAGTAAGATTGTCGTTGAAGATGGTAGTAACAATGTTGCTATAGGAGGCACGGTAACAGCCACTGCTTTTAGTGGTAGTGGTGCAAGTCTTACAGGTGTGGATGTAGTAAGCGATACGAGTCCTCAGTTGGGTGGCAATTTGGACTTGAATGGCAACGATATTGTAACCACATCCAATGCAGACTTAGAGTTAGCTCCAAACGGCACAGGACATGTTACGGTAAAAGGTAATACCAATCAGGGAGCTATACAGTTTAACTGTGAGAACAATAGTCATGGTCAGATAGTAAAGGCAGCCCCTCATTCAGAGAGTGCCTCAAACACGCTAACTTTACCAAGTACAGGTGGTGATGCTCGTTTAGTATCAACATCGTCAACGGCTACCTTAACAAACAAAACATTAACAGCACCTGTTTTATCAGGCTCGTCATCAGCAGCAGGATCAATACTGTTTAAGGAAGACACAGACAACGGCACAAATGCTGTAACATTAATCGGACCTGCTTCTACAACAGATGTAACAGTTACCTTGCCAAGTTCAGCAGGAACAGTGGCGTTAACATCGGACATACCAAGTGGAGGTATAAGTAGTGGAAATGTTGCAACATTTACATCAGGTGCAGCGGATAACGACTTTCTAAGAATAGATGGAACAGCGATA